ACGCAGATCCCGCTGGGGATGCAGTCCATGGTCAACTGGCTGCACTACACGCCTGCAGCAGAGGGGGCGGCCAGCGAATGAGCTACAACATCGGCGACTTCGACACGGCAGTGCAGCTGCTCCGGTACGTCTCTGACGGCAAGGATCGGTTTGGCCGGGAGGTCTCCCGCTATGAGGTAGCGGAGGATGAAGTCATTCTCTGCAAGGCCTCTGACGTCTCTGGACGCGACTTCTACGCAGCTGCAGCCCAGCAGATGGAGGACGTGGTCACCCTGACGATGCGCAGCGGTTACGGCGTCAACCTGAAGGATCGCTTCCGCTTTGTGGATCCCCAGGAGGGGATCCCTGTGGGGCAGGAATACAGGATCATCGCCGTCAACCATCTGGGCTATCGCGGCGACTTCATCCAGTTTCGCTGCAGGGCTGTCATTCCGGAGGCGGTGAGCGCTCATGGCTAACTTCACCACCACCGGCGTGGAAGACTTCCTGCGGGCATTGGACAGCTGGGGTGATGATGCTGAGCGTGCCATCCCTCTTGTGCTCAATGCCGGAGCAGACGTTGCCCAGGAGCGCATGGAGAACAATGCAGCCTGGTCAGATAAGACCGGCGAACTGCGCAGATCTCTGAAGCGTACAAAGCCCAGGGGATCCGGCAGCGCAACCTACATTGAGATCTACCCCTCCGGCACGTCTTCAGACGGCGAGAGCCTGGCTGAGGTCGGCTTTGTGCTGGAGTATGGGCGCGGCGTGAGTACCTTCACCCGTGTGACAAAGAATGGCGTGACAAAGACATACGTCAGCCCGGAGATGGCCCCGCATCCCTGGGTGCGTCCCGCCATTGAGGACAACCCCGGCGAGATCATCGGCGCCATGCAGAAAAAATGGGAGGATGTGATGGATCGTGGATAAGCACATATCGGAGATCCTCAACGATGCGCTGACGCCGCTGCCCTGGCCCTGCCATCTGCACTCTGCGCCTGGTACCGATGAGATCTACCTGACCTGGTACCTACAGCAGCAGTTCGACAACACCTTCGCCGGCAACCATGCCCGTCGCGGCGAACAGGTTGCCCAGGTGAGCATCTACAGCCGGTACCCGGTGGTGGATGAGCTGCAGGTCGTTGTCGCTGCGCTGCGGGCTGCCGGCTTGCGGATCAGCGTCAACCCGTCCGGCTATGACAGCATGACCCGGCTGTACAACACGCCGATCATCGTGCGTCATGCCCTGAGAACCAATCTGCTTAATGACTGAGAATGGAGGAAAAAGCAATGTCTGAAGCTACGAACAATCAGGCCGTCGGTTACTATGACGGCGTACTGGATGTCTACGTTGCGGTGTGTACCACGGAGGGCACCGCTGCCGCTGCGCCTGTGTATGGCGATCCTGAGCTGATGGGCGCCAGCATGGAAGTGAACATCACCCCTGTGTACAAGGAGGGCAAGGTCTACGCCTCCAATGCCCTGCAGCGTCACAAGAAGAAGATCGACGCCTACGATGTCAAGCTGAAGCTGGATCAGATCCGCGCTGCTGTGCGTGATAAGATCTTTGGCCGCGTGAAGGATAAGAATGGCGTCAGCATCATCTCTGACAGCAATGAAGCGCCGGAGGTGGCCATCGGCTTCGCCATGACCCTGGACGATGGCAGCAAGGAGCTGTGGTGGATCTACCGCGGCAAGTTTGCCGAAAGTGATACTTCCGTCAAGACCCAGGAGGATAAGATCGAATACCAGCACCCCACTGTTGCGGCCCGCTTCGAACGTCGTCTGCATGACAAGACGCTGGCTGCCACCGTCAGCACCGCTGATCTGGGCGCCAACAGCGCTGTGGAAACCGGCTGGTTTACCAAGGTCTACGAGCCTGAGTTTGAGGCTGCTGCAGCTGCTCAGGAATAAGGAGGCATTAACATGATCGAAACGAAGGGCTTCCAGCCCCATGGGCGTGATCTTGATGCGCCTGTGAAGCACATCACGCTTGGCGGCGTTAAGTACCCGCTGAAGTTCAACAATAAGGCTGCTCGCATCGCTGAGGACGTGTATCAGGAGATCTACCGCAGGCCGGAGATCGGCTACTACGCCATTATTGATGAGGCCAGCCATTCCAAGCACCGGGCGCTTCAGGCGATCCACTACGGTGCGCTGATCGCGGGTGGCACCGATATGGACTGGGATACCTACGACGATCTGTTCACCTTGACGTCCATCGAAGGTGTGGAGGAGGTCATCATGCAGGCGCTCAGCGAATCGCTGCCGCCTGCGGATGAGTCGGCCCCAAACGCGGACAGCCAGCCTCAGAGCGATGGCCCTGGGGTTGGCTGATGTACCGCGCCCTTGACCTGGGCGTGAGCGTGCAGGAGTTCTGGGAGATGTCCCCCCGTGCATGCTGGGTGCTGCAGCAAACGCTGATCAGCGACATAGAACGCCAGGCAAAGGCGAAAAAGGACGCAGCGGATAAGGCTCCGGCACCGCAGCGGCTCAATTACATACCACGATAACACCATGGGCCTGCCGTCAATCGGCAGGCCCTTTTGTACTAATTGGAGGTGAGGAACAATGGCAGGGCCGCAGCTGCGTGGTCGGATCGGCATCGATGGCGAGAGAGAGTTCAAGGCCGCGATGAAGGATGCGGGCAACGCTGTCAAGCTGGTGGACTCTGAGCTGCAGCTGCTTTCTGCACAGTTCAAGTCCGGCGAGGCGTCCATGGAGATGTACCAGCGCCAGCAGGAATTGCTGACGAACAAGCTGCAGGCGCAGAGATCTCAGGTTGCTACCATGGAATCGGTGCTGGCCGCCGTCAAAGCCAAGTATGGCGAGAACAGCGATGAAGCTACCAAGTATGCCGTCCAGCTCAACAAAGCCAAAGCGGCGGTCGCCCAGACTGAGGGTGAGCTGGAGAAGTGCAACGGCAAGCTGGATGAATTCAGGCAGGGTATGGAGGACGCCGGCGACGCCTCCGATGAGCTGGGCGACGCTCTCAATGAGGGCGAATCTGCAGCGGAGGATCAGGGCGAGGCTGCAGAGGAAGCCGGCAAGAAAAATGACAAGCTGAAGGCTGCAGCTGCTGCAGCAGGCGCGGTCATGAAGGGCGCTGTTGTCGCTGGTGCAAAGGCTGCAGCTGCTGCCATCGCTGCTCTGGGTGCAGCGGCGGGTGCGGGTGTGGTTGCGCTGACCAACATGGGCACCAGCTATCAGCAGGCATCCAACATGCTCTCAGCTCAAACCGGCGCCACCGGTGCTGAGCTTCAGCAGCTGTCCGGCATTGCGCAGGACGTCTTCCGCAAGGGCTTTGGCGAGAACGTCGGCGAAGTCAATGAAGCTCTGGCGGTCACCAAAACCAATACCGGTTTGATGGGCGATGAGCTGAAGAAGGCGACGGAAGCCGGCTTCCTGCTGCGGGACACCTTTGGCTTTGAGTTCCAGGAGTCCTCCCGCACCGCGCGGACGCTGATGAAGAACTTCGGCATCAGTGCGGAAGAAGCCTACAATCTGATCGCTACCGGTGCCCAGAACGGCGCCAACCAGAACGGCGACATGCTGGATGTCATCGCTGAGTATGGCCCCATGTTTGCGCAGATGGGCATGAGCGCCGATCAGATGATCTCCGGCTTGATTGCTGGTAATGAAGCTGGCGTCTTCTCCATTGATAAGGTCGGCGACGCGATGAAGGAGTTCTCCATCCGCTGCGTTGACGGCTCTGAGACCACAAAGGAAGCTTTCAAGACAATCGGCTTGGATGCTGACGCCATGGCGCAGCAGTTTGCCAAGGGCGGCGAGAATGCCCGCCATGCTTTCCAGACGACAGTCGAGGCCATCATGGCCATCGAAGATCCTGTCCTGCGCAGTCAGACGGCGGTGCAGCTGTTTGGCACACAGTTCGAGGATCTTGGCCCGGAAATCCTGCCGATCCTGGCAGAGATGGCAGCCGGCGGCGAGCTGACGGCAGAAGCGCTGGAGCAGATCGCAAATGTCCGGTATGACGACTTCAGCAGCTCCGCCCGGGGCTTCATGCGGCTGGTGCAGGCGGAGTTCCTGCCCACGGCGCAGCAATTCTCCGCGATCGCCAAGGGTGTTGCAGACGACGCCCGCATGGCGCTAATGGACGGCTTTCAGCCTGAAGACGTCCGCGCGATCGGCGAGTCTGTTGCTGAGGCGCTAGTCGAGGGCATCACGGCGGTGCAGGATCTGATGGACGACGCGCTGCCGGTATTCGCTGACGTGGTCGATGTGATCGGCGAGACGCTGACGACGCTGCTGCCGGCGCTGATCGACACGGTGCTTCCTGCAGCGATGACGCTGCTGGATGGGCTGCTGGGTGCGATCTCATCCAACATGCAGCCGCTGATCAGCACGGCGACCAACCTGGTGACCTCCCTGGCTGGCTTCCTGGCGTCCAATGCAAGCAAGCTGATCTCTGCGGCCCGCAATCTGCTGACGGGACTGGTACGCGGCATTTCGCAGGCGTTGCCGCAGCTGGTGCCAGCTGCCCTCTCCATCATCGGTGAGCTGGCAGTGGGTCTGGTCGAGGCGGTACCGGAACTGATCGCGCAGATCCCGGCCATTTTCGGCGGCATCATCGAGGGTATCGCCAATATGGACTGGCTGGCGCTGGGCAAGCGGCTGCTGAATGCCATCAAAAACGGCCTGGCCTCCATCGGATCCACGCTGCAGACGCTCTTTGAGAACGGCAAGCAGCTGGTCTCTGAAATCGACTGGGCCAGCGTCGGCAGCGCCATCAAGGCAGGCGCAACAGCCGCCCTGGATGCTGCTGGCAGCTGGCTGTCTGGTTTGTTCTCGAAGGCATGGGGAGCAGTTAAGACAATTGACTGGTTCAGCGTGGGCAGCACGATTAGGGAAGGCGCAACAACCGTCCTGGATGCTGCCGGCAGCTGGCTCTCCAACCTATTCTCTACGGCCTGGACAGCAGTGAAGAACATCGACTGGAGCAGCGTGGGCAAAACGATCCTCAGTGGTGTCACATCGTTCCTTGACGCAGCAGGTTCATTTTTGTCCGGTCTGTTTGGCATTGGGAAAACTGCCAGCGAAGGACTCAGTTGGGGCGACATCGGCAACGCGATTAAGGATGGCGCATCCTCCGCGCTGGATGCTGCGGGCAGCTGGTTGTCGGGCTTGTTCTCTAAGGCCTGGACGGCAGTGAAGAACATCGATTGGGCTGGTGTGGGTAGTGCGATCAAGGATGGCGCATCCTCCGCGCTGGACGCGGCCGGCAGCTGGCTCTCCAACCTTTTCTCCACGGCCTGGACGGCAGTGAAGAACATCGATTGGGCTGGTGTGGGTAGTGCAATC